GCTGCTCACGGAGGTCATCGAGGACGAATGGCCTATTGACGTAGAAAATTCCATCAATCTTCTTGTACATAGGTGGGGCCTTGAGCAGCAGAGGCGGCGCCCACCCGTTCTTGACGATGGCGAGCAGGGCCGCCTCGTAGTTCCCGAGACCCATGACGTCAAAGTACTTGTCGGTCAGAACGATGGTCTGTTGGCCCTTTTTGGCTATGACTTTATTCACGCCATCAGAGTCGCCGATCCAGCCCTGACCCGGAATCCAGCGCACCGTGGGCTTCTTGAAAGACGCCTTGTAGCCCGTGATTTCCGAGAACCCCTTGGGCTCAGACTCGAATACCGACCGGAAATTCGTCGGCAACTTAAAGGTTACTATTTTGGCCGTCAGGGAAGAGGCTGAAGTCTTCCAGCTTCCCTGACTGTTCATAAAAACGCGCCTCTTCCGGAAGATCGACTGAATCTTCCGGGCGGCCGCGGTTCTGGGGGTGTTCCCCGGCATTCTACTACTTTAGAACATTTTATTCTTCGTTCTTGAAATCGAGGCCGTAAATAATAGGTTGGGTCGCGTACGCCTGTTGTTGGTACATCGCGGACTCGACGCGAACCTCCAACTCCTTCGAACTGAACGGCCCTGCGTAAAAGTCTGGGTTGAACTTGAACGTGCCCAGATTGTTCTCGCGACAGTGCTGGTTGAACTGAGCCACGAATATCTTCTGAGGCACAAACGCGTCTGGCGCAAACCGGAACTTCTCCGAACACAGAAAGTGCTGGAGCGAGTTGGTCACCGTAGCCACCTGGCTTCGGATCGTCTTGAAGTACTTGGGTAGGACGTTCCAGATGTCCTTGTCGGCATACTTGGACGCGTAATCCAGATAGGCCCGCAGACACTTGCACAGGATCGCAGGCATCTCAGCCTCGAGTTTGTACTCGAGGTGCGGGTCAGCCACGTCGGGTGCGATTTGGCGACCAAAATTCACGGTGGCCAAGCGACGCAGGATAGACCCAGAGTTGTCCTTCCAGTTTGGAACCTCATTTCCACCCAGAATTCCAGGAGTCGTCCACTGCATACTCAGGGCCGTCTCGCACTTTCGCGCAATGCTGACGTCCTCACCAGACACGAGAGACTGAAACTCGGCCTGTTCGAGCTGCAGGTCACCCTTGATCTCCGGACTGATGAACATGAAACCCTTGTAGATGCTCGAAAGGCCAAACTTCTTCTCGATATTGTTCGAAAGCGTCGCGACATCCTCGCACTCGTAGAACCGACGGGCCACCTTCGTAATCAGGGTAGACTTGCCGGACTGTGCAATTCCCTTCAGAAAAGGGATGACCTGCCACCCGTCCAGCTCATTCACGTCGAAGCACAGACGCCCCATGAACACGTAGACCCACCGAGCCACATCCTCCTCGAAGCGCTGGTAATCCAGAACCTTCTGCATGTGGGGTGTCGGAATATCATACCAGTCCTCGGTGTCGTCGTACGGATCGAAAGGCTGATCAAAGTACTTGCAGGACACGAGCGTCGGGTCTAGATTCTCAAACTCGGCGCCGTCGTACCGGTAAAACTTCATCTGACGGCGACCCGCAGAGTCCTTGACCATCTCGAGAGGGCGCGCATCCAGAAGACCGTTATGGAACGACCAGACGTGACGATCCTTTTTGATTTCAGAAAACTGAATATCCTTGCAGTTGGTCAAGTGGCGGATGACATCGTGGGCCATGTTGCCTCGGTTCGTGAGGTTCAGCCACATCTCGGCATTGTCCTCCTTTTGGGTCTCGTCATAGACAAAGTCCTTGATCTCCTTGACCGGCTTCCACGCCCGAGTGTTGCGGATTTCCTTGCAGCACTGGTCGCGGTAGCGACGGTAGCCGTTACGGTACGCCTGTTTCAGAAGGAAAATCAAGAGCTTCTGATACGACGTGGCATCCTTCTCGATGTCCATGTCCACGTCAGGATTCTCGACCATGGGCTTGTTGAACATCTTGAATTCAGCGTCATTTTCGATGAATTTATTGACGATGGCTTTGTAGCACTCCTTGAAGCGCTTGATACGGCGCTCAAAGGTCATCGGGTTCATGTTGATGTCCTGGGTCTCAGTCTTACTAATCTCTAGCAGTTCGGACCGGGCAAGCATGTAACCACAGATATCGATAATTCGGCGCTTATTCACCTGAAGGCGCTCGAGGTCCTCCTTGTCGATATCCACGGGGAGGCCGTTCGGATCCCGGTTTGGTGATGCCGGGAGCCACTTGGCCGCGAGTAGTTTGAAAATTTCTTGGCGCTTGTCTCCGTTCTGGAGATCCAGATGGAGATTACGCTCACATTCTACGAGCTTCTTGTTGAGGTCCTCGGGCGTCCACGAGTTGATTTCTTTCTGGTAGGCACTTCCCTCAGTAGCCTTTTTGGTGGTGGAGCCCTTGGTTGCCATTGATACAAGTGGCCGCGACTTTTTTAAGCGGGAGCTAGAATGCCCTGCGCCACCGGCGGGCATGCACACGGCTTGGCCGACGACATGGCCGACAGAATTTTGACTAGAATTTTGTTCTGCATCTCCATGCCCTGTGCGATTCTCTCGGTCGCGTCTTTCAGACCAACCAGGGTCGTGGCGATGGTCTCACCCTCCTCGGTCGCGAGCAGAGACCCGAGGGCCTCGAACATATCCATACCCTCGTCCTCGAGGTCGTCCTCATCCATCTCCTCCATCTCCTCCTCTTCGTCAGGGATTTCCTCAATCTTCGTGCGAGACATTGTAATATTCAGGCAGAAATTAAGACCCTGGGTTTTTCGCGCCCGAACTTTTTCGCAACCTATATTAAAATGCCGGGTGGCGGACTTATGCAACTCGTGGCCTATGGTGCCCAGGATACATACCTTACGGGTCAGCCCAAAGTGACCTTCTTCCAGTCAACCTACAAGCGTCACACCAACTTCGCCATGGAATGCGTCCAGCAGACGGTGAACGGCTCGGGCGGCAACGGTGGCGTCTTCACCGTGACCCTGAGCCGCTCGGGTGATCTGGTCGGTGATATGTTCATGGTCGCAACCCCCACACAGTCTTCGTCGGCTCAGCTGACCTCGACCAACTCCAATTTCGATATGAATTGGGTCGCTGAGCGCGCCATCGAGCGCGTCGAGCTCTACATCGGTGGGCAGCTGATCGACCGCCACCAACAGACGTGGTTCCGCCTGTACGCCGAGGTCTTCCTGGCCGACACGAAGAAGATGGACTATGGCCGCCTGACCTCGTCGTCAGTCGTGAATAACGTGGGCACGACGAGCCCGTCCAAGGTGTACCTGCCGCTGCTGTTCTTCTTCAACCGCAACCCGGGCCTGTACCTGCCCCTGATTGCTCTGCAGTACCACGAGGTCCGCATCGACTTTATCCTGAGCCAGTACTACTCGAGCTATTTCGGTACGAACGGCGTAGAGGTCTGGGCCAACTACATGTACCTGGACACGACCGAGCGTGACCGTTTCGCCAAGAACAACCACGAGTATCTGATCGAGCAGGTCCAGCACGTGACCCCAGACGCCGTCGGCACGAGCTCGGAGAACGCCCCGAGCATCATCCGCCTCCAGTTCAACCACCCCGTCAAGGAGCTGATCTGGTGCTACCAGAACAATCAGCTGAGCGCCAGCACGAACCTGAACGCCATGTGGAACTTTAGCTCCAGCACGGCGAATGTGAACGTGACGGTCAACCCCCAGGTCCTTCCCCAGAACGGCATGAACCTCCTGCCGAATCAGGTGGGTGTTCCTCGTCTGTTTGCCCCGCCCCTGCTCTCGTCCAACTTGTACATCGTCACGGCACTTGGTGCCCTCACCGACCGGACCATCAACCTCCAGTCCAACGTCCAGACGGGCAACGTGTTCTGGATAGAGTCGGGTGTGCCCAACTACGGCACGGCCAACACCACCTACGGGTACGAGGTCGGCCCTCTGCACAAGTTCAAGCTGATGCTGAACGGCACGGACCGCTTCATCGAGCAGCCCGGCAAATACTTTAACCAGTATCAGCCGTACCAGTATCACTCGGGAGCCCCCTACGCCGGCATCTACTCGTACTCCTTCGCCCTCAAGCCCGAGGAACTCCAGCCCAGCGGCACCTGCAACTTCAGCCGGATCGACATGGCCCAGGTGGCCGTCAGCCTCAAGTCGGGCATGGGCGCCAACCTTTCCCAGAAGATGTTTGCGGTGAACTATAACGTCCTCAAGGTGGCGTCGGGTCTTGGCGGCCTCGTGTTTTCGAACTAAAGAAGTCTCTGCTACTTTCAGTAGTGCATGCCCTTTGTATACTCTATAAAGTGCAAGCTCGATCCACGTAAGGAATATATAGGTCAGACGGTTCAGGATGATTTTGAGGGGTATAAGTCGGTGTTGTAAAGGTATAGCACGGTCAGCAGGCGGGTTCAAATGGAAAGTCGTCTAAATTTTTTTCTTGGGGAATATTACAAATGGCCGGTGGACTTATGCAGCTGGTTGCTTATGGCGCTCAGGACGTTTACCTTACCGGTCAGCCCAAGGTGACCTTCTTCCAGGCGGTGTACAAGCGCCACACCAACTTTGCGATGGAGAACATCCAGCAGACCGTGAACGGCACCCCCTCCAACAGCGGCCGTGTGTCCGTGACGATCGCCCGCAACGGCGACCTGGTCGGCAACATGTACGTGGGTCTGATCCCTAACGGCTCCAACGCGACGACCTCCAACAACACCACCTTCGACACGTGCTGGGTGGCTGAGCGTGCGATCGCTGCCGTCGAGCTGACGATCGGTGGCCAGCGCATCGACAAGCACTACCAGGCCTGGTTCCGTCTGTACGCCGAGGTGTTCCTGGGTGAGTCGGACAAGATCAACTACGGTAAGATGACGTCCCAGTCGACCGCCGCGGCTGACCTGGCAACCAACAAGACGTACGTGTACCTGCCGCTCCTGTTCTTCTTCAACCGCAACCCGGGCCTGTACCTGCCCCTGATTGCTCTGCAGTACCACGAGGTCCGCCTGGACTTCGACCTGACCTCGACCTTCTCCAGCTACTTCGGCACCTCCAGCCCGGTCTTCGAGGTGTGGGCCAACTACGTGTACCTGGACACCGAGGAGCGTCGCCGCTTCGCCCAGAAGGGTCACGAGTACCTGATCGAGCAGGTGCAGCACACCGGCGGCGACTCGCTGTCTGGTCAGCAGAACACCGTCCGTCTGTCCTTCAACCACCCGGTGAAGGAGCTGATCTGGTGCTACCAGAACGGCAGCCAGACGACCACGACCAACCTGAACGGCATGTGGAACTTCTCCACCGGCTGCTCTAACGTGCAGGTGACGTGCAACACCGCCTCGGTTCTGTCCCAGGGCGCGGTGCTGCCCCACATGCTGGGCGCGCCGATGCTCACCTCCAACATTGTGCAGACCGGCGCCTCCAACCTGCTCTTCAACTCGACCGTTGGCGCCTACGGCTGGATGGAGGAGGGTGCCGCCGTGTCTGCGGCCGCCACTGGTCTGGGCCAGAGCGCCTACGAGGTCGGCCCGATGCGCGACTTCAAGCTGATCCTGAACGGTCAGGATCGCTTCAAGGAGCAGGTCGGCAAGTACTTCAACCAGTACCAGCCGTACGTGTACCACTCCGGCACGCCCTACCCGGGCATCTACGTGTACTCCTTCGCGCTGCAGCCGGAGGAGCACCAGCCGACTGGCACCTGCAACTTCTCGCGTATTGATAACGCCCAGGTGTTCTTCAACCTGAAGAACAGCACGACCAACCTGCTCCAGAAGATGTTCGCGGTGAACTACAACATCCTGCGCATTCAGTCCGGGATGGGCGGCCTGGCATTTTCCAACTGATCTTACCATATATTATTTTCACATGGTAAGATTTATAAAATCCAAAAAAATACGGGAAGGAGAAAACGGTCGCAAACGACCGGGCTTCGGCCCCAGGAACGTTCAAGGTTCCTGAGGTTGAAACGTAAAGAATATCTTACCATAATAGTAAGATGGACCCCCCTCTACTCAAAAAGTGCTCATGCTCTCGCGCACCACAGCCTTTGGATCAATTTTTGGACAAAAACAACAAGGAAGTGGCGACGTGTCTCAAGTGCCGTGAGAAACAACGCAAACACGATAAAAAACCCGACCGCCGTGAAAAACACAACGAACTTCAAAAAGAAAAGGGATACTACAAAGAGTGGCGTGCTAAACAACTCGAAGAGCGTCCAGAAGAGTATCGCCGGCACAACAACGAAATAAACAGAACCTGGCGTACTGAAAATGCAGAGCACGCCGCCAGGTGGTACCGCACACACGTCAACCCACGTCTGGACGCCTTGAAGCGCGCGGCTGTAACTCGGCGTATCGAGTGGCGCCTAACAGATGAAGAGGCCAAAGTTATGCTCACTAGTCCATGTGTGTATTGCAACCATATAGACCTTGAAGTACGTGTGAATGGCATAGACCGCCTAGACTCGAGTGTATGTTACACTACTGAAAACTGTCGCCCTTGTTGTAAGAATTGCAACTACATGAAAGGCACCTTTGACCCCAGGACGTTCATCGCATGGGCCACGCGTATAGCCGCCTGTACCGCCGAGTTTCCCGACGTTCCCGTATGTGAAGATCACAAAAAGATTAATCGCGCCCAATAACCTTCCAAACCCCCTTTAGGGCTGCAAACTCCTCTTCGATGAGGACAGCCGTGTATTCCGGATCAAACTCTGGAGAACAGCAAAAGACGTCTATGTAAATCATATTGTTCTCGGGGTAGGTGTGGGCCGAGAAATGGCTCTCGGCCAGGACGAGCACGCCAGTCGTGCCGTGAGGCTCAAATTGGTGAAAGGAACGGCCCACAACTGTGAACCCGGCCCTTTCAGCGATTCGAATCATAATTCTCTCAAGGTGGTTAGCCCTGGAGACCCAGACCCCATCGATACGTCCGATGAGGTGCTTCATTTGCCTTGAATATTTAGGCGCTCTTCATTTTATATAGAATTAGACCCATAGCGGCAACCAGGAACAGGAGGCCGAAGAAAGGCTGACCGGGCGTCTGGGGCGACTTGCGGGCCTCGACGAAATTCGCGACACCCATACCGGCCATCAAGGCGATGAACATAAACACAAAGATTGTGTTAAAGTCCAGCATTTATTATTAGGTACTAAAAAATAATGGAGACTGACCTCGAAGGGGCGGCTCTCATGGCCAAACTCAGAGAGCAAATGCCGGGGGCGACGATCGATGCCGTCCTGGATGCTGCTCGGATGGTCCACGTCAGGCGGGCGGCTCGGAGCTTCAAAGGGAAAGAGTTCGCGTCGGTCTCGCATCTTATCGGCTATTTGGCGGGCCTGAAAATGACCGATGAGGATCTCCACGTACTTGCTGGAATTCTCGTCGAAAATCAGGAGGGTCTGATCCCGGAAGACCTGACGCGAGACCTCGGGTCCGTACTCGAAGGGGGCCTGCTGAGACTCCTCACATCGGCATCGCGCCTGGATACCCCGAAGCGCCCCCGCCGCCCATGGTGTTGGTGCCCGCCATCTCCTGATACAGATAAATGAGGTACATGCCGATGAAACCCATGGTCAGGGCGCGGAAGATCCACGAAGCATACTTGCGCTTGGCGGGGTCAAGGAACTCCTGGACGCTGAACAGAATCAGGGCGAGTCCCAGTGTAGCGAGCAGAACAGCGTTGGCCATTTAGTACTTGAGCATATTTTTATTCAGTGCGCCCACTGGCCACGGTTATATTTCGTGGTAAAATTAGTGATGAACTTCGCATACCTGGATCCAAGGAGCTTGCTCGAGTCGGTCCTCATACCTCCCATGGCGCCAATAGAACCCGTGCCGTGTGAACTCGACGAATCATGGAATGCCCTCGGTGATACCCTTACGAATTTCAAACGTGAATACGCGCGGACCCGTGTAGACCTGGCGATGCGCATGGCTGAACTCATGGAGAAGAAGGATGAAACCAACGTCATCAAACTTATGCTCGAGAACGTCAATTCACAGGGCTTAAAGGAACGGCTCGAGAGTATGATAGAAGACTACGAGAGCACACAAAACCTGCAGGGACTCACAAGGGAATGCGGTGAACTCACCGGACGGAGCCAGGCGATGAAGAAGATACTCGAGGACACGGACCCTGAAAGGTACGCACGATTTACTTGCTTTGTGTGTTTGGACCGCCATATTGACTTGTTCATCGACCCCTGCGGCCACGTCATCTGCGAGCCGTGTTGGGCCCGGACCCAGAACAAGGCAACCTGCCCAGGCTGCCGAGCGCGTATAAATGGTACGAAAAGAATCTTCAGTATGAATTGAGGACCTTGTAGCTCAGTTGGATAGAGTGCGGGCCTTCTAATCTCTCGACCTTGTAACTCAGTTGGTTAGAGTGCGGGTCTTATGTATGTGAATAGCGAGCCCGAAGCCGCGGGTTCGAGCCCCGCCAAGGTCAGACCTTGTAGCTCATCTGGAAGAGCGTCAGACTGAAGGTGACGTGATCGACACACGTCAAGGTCGTAGGGTTCTATCGTCTAGTGGTCAGGACGCGAGATTCTGACTCTCGAAGCGCGTGTTCAAATCACGCTAGAACCTGGACCTGAACAAGTCCCTAAACTGTTCTTCTGACTTTGGCGCAGTGGTATTTTCACTAGAGCGCTTCGGATTGTAGCTCCGCTGGTCGGGTGTTCGAATCACCCAAGTCAGACTTGTGCCCCTGTAACTCAGTTGGTTTAGAGTGACAGGCTGTTAACCTGTAAGTCGTGCGTTCGATTCGCACCGGGGGCGTTTTTTTAACTGTCCAGCTCCAGTTAAAAAAATGTCTTGTACTCTACCAATGGAGAAGAAGTGTCGCAAATGTGACACTTCTAAATCACTGGATCAATTTACAAACGACCCTAAATGCGCAGGCGGCAGAAGAGGGACGTGTAAAGATTGCAAAATAAATCAATGGGTTCCCGTCGAAGACGAGACTATAGTATGCAAGACGTGCGGTGACGAAAAGGAACATACTCTATTCTCTAAAAAGGGAAAACAGAAACCTTATGAATGCAAATCTTGCACGAATAAAATAGGGCGCGAAAAACGTAGTTCAAACATTAAAGAATATACCAAAAAAGAACGTGAAAATTATAAACGGAATAAAGATAAAATAAATGCTACACGTCGGAAGAACCTACATAAACGTCGAGACGAGGATCCACAATACCGCATGAAGATGGCGCTTCATGTTAGACTTTATGATGCAGTGAAACGACAAAAAGGCGTGAAATCAACCAAAACTTTGGAACTTTTAGGTTGTACAGTCGAACAGTTACAATCATTCCTCGAAGCTGAATTTACTGAAGGTATGACGTGGGAAAACTACGGTGAATGGCACATTGACCATATCCTACCATGCGCCTCGTTCAATCTCGAGGACCCCGAAGAGCAAAAGAAGTGCTTTCACTGGACGAATCTTCAACCTCTATGGGCCAAAGATAACATCATCAAGAGTGATCGACTCGATTGGGTTAAAGCTCAGAATTAACAGACCCTTATATGAAAGTGAAAATCCCCGGCGCCCTCCGTGAGCAGGTATGGCTCTTGTGGTGCGGCGACCGGCTCTTTAAACACAAGTGCCTCGTGACGTGGTGTGAAAACGTCATGACGCCATTTAGTTTTCATGTTGGCCATGGACAGCCGGAAAGTAAAGGCGGCGCGACCGACCTGAACAACCTCCGGCCAATCTGCGCCAAGTGCAATCTTTCGATGGGTGACGAGTACACGATCGACCAGTTTTCATCCCTTTCGCAACGCAAAGAGGTTCGGCACCTATGGGAGTGCTTCAAGTACTCAGGTGACGCATCTTAGCCTGAGTCTTCTTTTGGAAGAACATGAAGATGAACACGAACAGTGGCAGGGACCGAAGCTCGCCATTCGTCGAGTGCTCATACTTGTACCAGCCGTCGGCCGGGAAGGGGATGTTCTTTATGACGTGGCGCATCAGAAACACCAACGCGCCAATCACGCCAAACTGAGCACAAACCTCCAGGAAGATGCGCAGGCGCGACTTGGACGCGTCAAGTTCTGGGGTGATGCGGTCCAGAGCCATGGACAAGCAGAAAGCCAGGGCAAAGCAGAGGACACCGACCCACGCGCTTCCAGCGGTTCGCATAACTGGTAGCATTTATTATCGACTTATAAAATAGTAATGCGAGACTTTAGAGGATTTATGACCTGGACCTGGGAAGGGGATCTGTGTGCGCACGTGACCCTCAAAGTTAAGGACTACGTGCCGACCACCATCAAAGACCTCTACGATATCATTCAGGACCTGCGCGTCCAGTCGCGCTCGATGATCATCCTGGTCGACCTGAATGGTGCAAATCCCTTCTGTCACGAGGTTCGGCAGATTACCCGACTCATCCTCGAAGTGTTCGAATACACGAAGAATGACGCTTTGCTTGAACAAATTCAGTTTATCGGGGCGGGGTTTCTGGTCAGGAGCTTCTACCGTCCAATCAGTATGATGCTTCCGAGCTACGTCCGCGACATCATAGTTTTCGTTTAAAGAAAAGGACGTAATAATTATTAAGACATGGCCGACCTACTCGTGTTCTATCCACAGGGACCGCATCTCATTATCGAATTCCTGGGAGACAAGTACATCGAGCGCCAACCAAGGACCGTCGCCGAGACGGCCACATTCATGGATTCGGTCAAGCCCATCGTCGACCAACTCGATGCGTATGTCGAGAAGCACGGTCTGACTGAGATTATTGAGCTGAACCTGAAGGGTGTCCCAATTTCAAAGTTGAAATCGGATACGGCTACGCACCTCCTCAAGCTCATGGTCGAACTGCGTCCAGACAAGGGTATCCTTCAGAAGATCAGGATCACAAATTCAAACCCAGTATTCAATATGATTTACAAAGGCGTCAAGGGGTCGTTACCTGAACGCATCACATCCATCGTAGAGATTGTCGAGGACGCCAAGTTTTTCTAAGTAAGTAATTAAGAGAGAAAGATGCGTGACGATTCGTGGCATGATAAAGAGGAAGAATTTCTGAACAAAATTGAGCGTCAGTGTAACGCGTACGCCAACCATTTCAGCAAGGACTATCAGTATTACCATAACCTGTCGGCCAGGTTCAATATACCTATCCTGGTCATATCGTCGTTCAATGCCCTGTGCGCCATTTCACTGAATGACTTTTTGGCTCAGCGGTACGTCAGTATCCTGAACGCCGTTCTGTCGGCCGGGACGGGCGTGCTTGGCTCGATCCAATTGTACATGAAAATTAACGAGAAGATGACGAACGCGACCCGGTCTCAGATGTTGATGAGACGCTTGGCCCTCAAGATTTCCAAGGAGCTGAGCGTCGATCGTGAGACTCGAACGACCGACGGCCAGGTTTTTCTTCAGGAATGTTTCGGCGAGTTTAATGCGGCGCTCGAACAATCGAACCCTATCGAGAAAAAGATACAGAATTACCTGGCACTCGGTGAAGCGCCACCCCAGAACCAGGGTCGTTCATTCATGAACTTGGCCGCGGCGCTTTCCCCCAAGAAGGCGTCGTTTGACGACAGTGACCAGTCTATTATTTCAAGAGGAAAGTTGATACGTCTCGCGGAGCCTCGCGCCAGAACTCTTTGGGATCGGATTCAAAGAGTTCAAAGAGACGATGATTTTCGCTTAGAATCCGGGTCTCCTCCGCATCAGAGCGAATCAAGCCCGGGGGAAGGATCTCCAAGAGAACGGGCTCTAGAACCATGAGTTCTGGATTCTTCAGGCGAGCCACAGCAAACCCAATATCAAGATCGAGACCCTCTTCAGTCCGGAGCCAATAGTGCTCACAGGCCTCTTTGGTGTCTTCGATGACACAGTACCCTTTGATCATACGGGACGGGACACCCTTACGATCAAGCGTCTTTTTCAATATGGCCACGTGGTGAACCACGCCACCGCCGACTTGGTGGACTTTCAGTCGAAGTGCCAGGCGGGTCACTATTTCAGTGGCCATTGTCCTTCTCTTATAACATTTTATTTCCTTATGTTAGATGGCGGGATCGGCCTTGATGCTCGTACTTGGATTCTTGATCGCCGTAATGGTCATAGTATTCCTGTCGAACTCCGCGCCGAGTAAAACTACAGGCGGAGGTGCGATGCCCGCGGTCGCCGCAGGATCGCCTCAAGCCGCAGTGGCTGATGGGATGAGCGCCGGTGGCTCTGGCTCTGGCTCTGGCGCTGATGCCGGTG